AACAGCAGGACTTCAATTTTCCTGCTCCGTTGGACATGACTAACATCTCTGTAAACTACGACACCGAGTGGTTGCTCAATTATTGGAACACTGGCGAAGTAGGTGAAGTGTTTACGCAGAACGTTGAGCAAGCTCTTCGCACTGCTGAACCCGGATTTAGCTTCAATTTCTTCGAAAAAGAGAATGAAACCCTACGCAACGCTTGCACAGAAGTGACCTCGCAGTGCGATAGCGACGTCTGTAACCTTGGCTCGCTTAACTTGGGCCGTATCGATACTGTTAGTGAGCTACGTAGCGTGGTTCAGCTAGCAACTATGTTCTTGCTGTGTGGTACTAAACGCGCACACTTACCTTACGATAAAGTCTACGATGTTCGTGAAAAGAATCGCCGCCTTGGTCTTGGATTGATGGGCGTACACGAATGGCTCATCAAACGTGGTGACGTATATGAAGTTACCCCTGAGCTTCATCGTTGGCTTTCCATATACAAAGGAGTTAGCGATGAAACAGCTACCAATTTTGCTGCTAATCTTAGTGTTAATCGTCCCGTGGCTGTTCGTGCTATCGCACCAACCGGCACTATTGGCATCCTCGCAGGTACTTCTACTGGCATTGAGCCTATCTTTGCTGTTGCTTATAAAAGGCGATATTTGAAAGGCACTAAATGGCACTACCAGATGGTTGTAGACAGCGCTGCACAGGAGCTTATTGATCTTTATGGAGCTGATCCTAACAAAATCGAGAGCGCTCTTGACTTGGCTGCTGACTATGAACGACGCATTAAATTCCAAGCTGACATTCAGGATTATGTCGATCAGTCTATTAGCTCGACAATCAATCTACCGGCTTGGGGCAGCAAGCTCAACAACCCTGACACTGTTTCGGGATTCGCTGATACTCTTGCTCGCTATGCTCACCGTCTTCGTGGTTTTACCTGCTATCCTGATGGTTCTCGTGGCGGTCAGCCTCTTACTGCTGTTCCTTACGCTGATGCAAAAGATGCGCTAGGAGAAGAGTTTGAAGAAGCTGTTCAGACCCACGACATTTGCGACATCACCGGGCATGGTGGTTCGTGTGGTGTATAGATGGATGAATTGAAACTACCGTTTATCGAGGATGGGCTGCTGGATTATCTCCAGCGGCTCTATCCCGACAAGGCTCCAGAGCCGGACGAAACTGAACGTCAAATCTGGATGAACAGAGGAGCAGTTGGCGTCGTTCGTCACTTGAAGCTCGTCTATGATCAACAACGAGAAAATATGTTAGGAGACTTAAAGGATGTGCTTTAGTAGCCCAGACCCGCCACCGCCACCGCCGCCTCCTCCCGCACCGCCTCCGGTGTTGGAGCAGTCTACTCCGCAGACCTCTGCACCTAGACAGGCTGAAACTTTGGAGAGGCGTGCTGTAGGCACAAAGAAATATAGAACCTCCGGCCTTGGTATTACAGGCTCTACCTCAACAGCAGGAGCTGGCGGTAGTGGTCTTGGTATCGGCGGTGGGACATCGATGTAAGGATAGACATGCACGGTAACGAACGGACTTGTGAAGCCCGTTATGAAGCCTTAGAGTCAGACCGCCTTACGTTCTTGGATCGCGCTCGCAGATGTAGCGAGCTGACTATTCCTACACTTGTGCCTCCACAGGCACATTCAAAGTCCACGATTTACTACACACCGTGGCAAGGCATTGGCGCTAGAGGTGTTAATAACCTAGCTTCAAAATTATTGCTCTCGTTACTACCACCTAACAGTCCGTTCTTCCGCTTAGTTGTCGATGATTTCACTCGCGACGAGCTTACCGGCCAGCCCGGATCGAAGGCGATTGTTGACGAGGGTCTTAGTAAAATTGAGCGAGCAGTTCAAACTGAAATTGAAGGTTCTGGTCTACGTAGTCCAGTCTTCCTCGCACTAAAACATTTGATTGTTGCAGGCAATGTCCTGCTCTACCTCCCAAAGGAAGGTATACGCATCTGGCGCTTAGACAATTATGTCGTGAAGCGTGATGTGTTGGGCAACGTTCTTGACGTTATTGCAAAGGACGAAGTTAGCCCTTACTCTCTTTCCCAAAGTGAAATAGAACTGTTGGATGACAGTTCCGCCGACGAAAACGAGAACGAAGAACTGGAACGCAATGTTAAAGTCTACACTCGATGGTATCGATGTGATGACGATGGCGAACGTGTTCACTGGAAGATGTATCAGGAGATCAACGGTAAAGTTGTTCCCGGTTCAGAAGGTCGCTTCCCTGTAGATAAACCTCCGTTCATGGCACTCCGTTGGAATGCTGTTGACGGCGAAGACTACGGTCGCTCATATGTCGAGGAATATCTTGGTGATCTTATCTCGCTTGAAGGTCTCTCTAAGTCCATCGTTGAGGCTAGCGCAGTAGCAGCCAAGGTTGTCTATCTGCTTAATCCCAACGGCCTGACTCGCCTTAAGGATGTTACCCAAGCTGAAAGCGGTGACGTTATCCTCGGCAAGTCTGATGACCTTTCGTCTGTAAAGTCTGACAAGCAAGCAGATATGCGTATTGCATACGAAGCTGCTAAGACGATTTCTGAACGGTTGGCTATGGCGTTCTTGATGAACTCCGCTGTCCAGCGTCAAGCTGAGCGTGTGACTGCTGAAGAAATTCGCTTCATGTCCGCTGAGCTTGAACAGATACTTGGTGGCGTCTACTCCGTGCTTTCGCAGGAGTTCCAGCTACCTCTTGTCAATCGTTTGATGGACCGTATGACACGATCCAAGCGTTTGCCTGCTCTACCAAAGGGCGTGGTCAAACCTGCTATCGTCACTGGTCTTGAGGCTTTGGGACGTGGACACGATCTAAACAAATACATGTCACTGCTGCAAGCTCTACAGCCGCTAGGCCCAGAGATACTTATGCAGTTCATGAATCCCGGCGATTATATTTCGCGTGTTGCCACTTCTCTTGGCATAGACGCAGCCGGTCTAGTCAAATCGCAAGAGGAAATCCAAGCCATGCAGCAGCAGCAAATGCAGCAGCAGATGTTGCAGATGGGTGGCGATCTTGCGGGTAAACTCGGCCCTAACGTTATTAAGGGCATTTCTGACAGGGCAGCAAGAGAAGATCAGGGACAGCCTGATCAAGAACAAGCTGCTCCTACTGAAGGATAAAATTTTATATGGGTGAGACTCTATCTGTATCTATAGATACCTCAAAGGATGTTGCACAACCGACGCTCGAAGAAGAAGCCGCTAAGTACGACAACTTCGATTCTTCTGCTGAAGACCGTCCAGAGTGGCTACCCGAAAAGTTTAAGTCTCCGGAAGATATGGCAAAAGCCTACTCTGAGCTGGAGCGTAAAATGGGTTCACGAAGTACTAGACAGGAGGACACTGTTGAGCAGTCGGATGAAGAACCGGAAGGGCAGAATGTTGATGATGCCACCGAAGGAGACAACTACGACGAAGAGACCGAAACGGTTGAACAAAAAGCTCGACAGGTCACTGAGAAAGCTGGACTTAACTTTGATGAGCTTTCTACCTCCTATTGGGAAAACGGAGAACTCAGTGACGGCCAGTACAAAAAACTAGAAGAGGCTGGCATTCCTAAGTCGCTTGTTGACCAGTTTATTACAGGTCAGGAAGCGCTTATTGCATCAACACGTCAGAATGTGTTTAACTCAGTCGGTGGAGAAGACAATTACAACTCCATGACTGAGTGGGCTGCTGACAATTTTTCAGAGGACGAGATTTCTGCATACAACGCAGCAGTCAACGGTGGAAACACTGCATCTGCAATGATGGCCGTAAAAGGTTTGAAGGCACGCTTTGAGGCAGAGGTTGGCTTCGAGCCTTCTCGTGAAGTTCGTGGACAGACTGCTAAGGCAAGTGCGAGCGTATATCGCTCAGTTGCAGAACTAGAGAAGGACATGAGTGATCCTCGTTACAAGGAAGACCCTGCTTTCCGTCGAGACGTTGAAAGAAAGCTTGGTCGATCCGACATTTTCTAAATGAGGTAATTTATGGCTCGCGACTACGCAAAGGAATACAGTGATTATCACAGTAAACCTTCACAGAAGAAACGACGCGCTGGTCGCAATAAGGCCAGACGCCTCATGATAAGGAAGGGCAAAGCTCGCAAAGGTGATGGTAATGACGTTGATCATGCAAATCATAACACCTTGGACAACCGCCCTTCTAATTTGCGCATTATGTCAAAAGGCAAGAATCGCGCAAAACATTAAGAACAGAAACTACCTTCCGGCCCGACGATACGCTCTGCGGAGTTAACAATAGGACAACTGGTATGGTGATTGAGTTCTACTAATTTTCAACTCAACTCACATAATTTTCGGAAGGAAAATATATTATGGCAGACGCAACCCCCTCACGGGTCGGTCAACAGCTTGGTACTGGTGACGCTCGTGCTTTGTTCCTGAAGGTTTTTTCAGGAGAAGTCTTGACGACTTTCAATGCAAATACTATTATGAAAGACAAGACTCGCGTTCGTAACATTTCTAGCGGCAAGTCGGCTCAATTTCCTGCTGTCGGTAAGACGGTAGCGGAGTACCACACTGCTGGTGCTGAAATTACCGGCAACGTGATCCAGCAGGACGAGAAGGTCATCACCATCGATGATCTGCTCATTGCAAACACCTTCGTTGCGCGTATCGATGAAGCGATGAGCCACTTTGATGTTCGCTCTGAATACTCGGTCCAGATGGGTCAGGCTCTTGCGCAGACCTACGACCGCAACCTGCTGTCTCTTGGCGTCAAGGCCGCTCGCGACACTGGCGCTGGTGGCATCGGCGTGGGTGCTGTCGGTCAGGGTGACGCTGTTTCCAGCAACATTGGCGCTACGCCTACTGTTCAAGACATCATCGACGCTGCTTTCGATGCAGCTCAGGCGTTTGATGAGAAGAACATCCCTGCTGAAAACCGCTTCCTGATTGTATCGCCACAGCGTTACTACGAAATTGTTCAGTCTGATAAAATCCTGAACATCTTCTACAACCCCGGCAACAACGGCTCGTACAGTGACGGCAAGGTCCAGACGGTTGCTGGCTTCGCTATCGTGAAGTCTAACAACCTGACGGTTAACCACACGTCCGTAACGAGCACGTACCCGGACTACTCGTCCAAGTACACCGTTGACGCTTCTGACACTGTGGGTCTCTTCATGCACCCGCAGGCTATGGGTACTGTCAAACTGCTCGACCTGTCTTCTGAAATGGAATATGACATGCGTCGGCAGGGTACGCTCATGATTTCTAAAATGGCTGTCGGACACGGCGTTCTTCGCCCCGAATGCCTGTACGAAATCCGTGCTGCGTAATTCTAATTTGGGGAGGGAGAAATCTCTCCCCTTTTTCTTTTAATTATTTTTGGAGGTTTTATTGGCCTACTACGACACTCCGATGACAAAACTGGAAGCAGTTAATATCTGCTTGTCATCAATGGGCGAGCCGGTTGTAAACACGCTTGACGGTGCAGCCATCGACGCTCAGATGGCCGGTGACCTCATCGATGAAACCGCCCGATCCGTGCAAGGCATGGGCTGGCACTGGAACCGTGAACGTCACACACTAACACCTAACGTCTCAAAAGAAGTCGTTCTCCCTGCAAACACTATTCGCGTGGATACGGTTGATGATAGCAAATCAGTCAACGTAGTCTACAGGAACGGAAAGTTGTTTGACGTAGAGAACGCAACATTCCAGTTCGATCAAACAGAACTGAAGCTAGAGATTTATGTAGTCCTTCCTTTCGAGCAGCTACCTTTTGCTGCCAAGCAGTTCATCACTGCTAGAGCAGCTCGCCTGTTACAGACTCGTCTACTTGGTTCAGACACGCTGAACAAGTTCAACACTGCGGACGAACAGCGTGCGTGGGTAGCACTCATGCAGGAAGAGGCTGAGACGTATGACGGCAATATGCTGACTGATTCTTGGTCCACAAAGTCAATAATTTCACGAGGGTATTTCGCTAGAGGAGCTTACTAATGTCTTTGCTGGCTGGAACGATCCCTAACCTTGTTGGCGGTATCTCTCAACAGCCGCCTGCTCTTCGCCTCACTACAGCTTGTGAAGACATGACTAACGCTTGGCCGTCTATCGTTAACGGCCTACAGAAACGCCCTCCCACCGAACATGTAGCCAGTCTAGGATCAGCTTTTTCTAGTGGAGCTACAGGGTACATGATTGAGCGTAATGATGATTACAGGTATTTAGCTGTAGTTGAAAACGGTGACGTTCGCGTTCTCAATCTTAACACGGGAGTTTTTGAAACTGTTAGCTTTCCAGACGGTAAATCCTATCTTACAGCTAGCTCTCCTGTTGATTCTTTTAGATTTGTTACTTTTGGCGACTACACATTTATTGCGAATCGTAACGTAACTGTAACAACAAGTGCAGTTGCTGAGCCTGTGGCTGGAGCTACTCGTAACGACCCTACAGATGAAGCTACAGTTTACGTTACCGTAGCTGCATACAACACTTATTACTCTGTGTTCGTAAACAACACTCTTGTTGCATCAGTTCTAACCCCTCATGGTGGCTCAGGCGCTAACGCTATTGAAGATACAAGTCAGATAGCCACAGAGCTTTATAATCTACTTACGTCTACATCTACTATCGGTACGCCTACCGCTTATGATACCACTCCTACTTTTCTAGCGAGTGGTCACGGCGCAGCCATTTACTCTTCAGGGCCGGGTTACACTGTGACACAGACGGGTTCAACACTTACCATCGAAGATTTAGGAGCTGCTAACACAATCGCTGTCCAAGGTGGCTCTGGTGACAAGAACATGAAAGTGTTTAAACGTAGCGTTCAGTCATTTTCTGACCTTCCTCCTACATCTCCAGAAGGACGTATTGTTCGTGTAGCTGGTGACTTGGAGCAGCTAGGCGATGACTACTATGTCGTATACAAGGATGGCTTGTGGGTAGAAACTCTAGACTGGGACCAAGGCGAGCAGATCGATGTATCTACAATGCCTCACGTTCTTATCAACAATGGTGGAGGATCGTGGACTTTCCAAGAACACAATTGGGATGGTCGAACTGTAGGTGATACAGAAAGCTCGATTAACCCCTCGTTTGCAGGGTTAACCATCAACGACATCTTCGTGTATAGCAACCGTCTAGGAATGCTTTCCGACGAAAACGTTGTCCTGTCAGAAGCAGATAACTTTGAAAACTTCTACAGGACTACTGTTGCACAGGTACTAGATAGCGATCCAATAGATATTGCTGTGCTGCATAACAATGTAGACATATTGTACCACGCAATTCCGTACAACCGTGATCTTCTTTTAATGTCTCAAAAGAACCAGTTCAGGCTAACGTATCAGAATTACCTTGGGCCTACGACGGTTAGCATTCAGTATCGTACAGCATTCAATGTCAACACTCGCGTAAAACCTATAAACGTTGGTAACTCTGTTTACTTTGTTGACGACAGAGATGACAAACCGTTTGCGGCTTTGTACGAATACTTCCCTACAGATAACGCTACGCAAGATGATGCTGAGAACGTGTCCGCTGCTGTTCCTGAGCTTATCCCTAACAACATTCAGTTCACAACTGCATCAAACAGCTCAGACGTACTAGCTATCTACAGTACTAATGACCCTACCTCGTTGTACTTCTACAAGTTCTTTTGGGCAGGTAACAAGAAAGTTCAAAGCTCGTGGACTAAGTGGTCATTTCCTGACGCACTTAACCTACACTGGGCAGGCTTCTCAGGTTCTGATCTGTACGTTGTAGTCGAAAGAAGTTATGGTGAGTATCTGGAAAAAGTTAAAATCGAAGATGACGTGTTTGATAATTCTACAAACTACACTCTTCTAATTGACAGATACGCCCAGCTTTCCGGAGGAGCTGCTACATACGATTCCGTAAACGATATTACTACTATTACGTTGCCTTATTCAACAGACGCAACAGTTGAAGTCATCAGCAACGATCCGTTAAACAATATCTACGGTATTCGTCATGTAGTAACACGTATCAACGCTTCCGAGGTATCAATTCCCGGCGATTACTCTTCATATACTAACTATGTAGGCATCGCTTACGAGAAGTCTTTCGAGTTCTCTACAATCTATGCTAAACAAACTCAGGGTGAAGGGCAGGTAGCCATCCTAGACGGTAGGTTGCAGCTTCGTTACCTTACATTGGAACATCACGATTCAGCCTACTTCACAACAGAGGTGATTACTCCCGGCAGGGATGTAGCTACGTCAACATACGTAGGAACGATCTTAGGCTCTTCTGCCTCTACTCTAGGTAGCGTCCAGTTCTCTTCAGGTCGCTTTAGAGTTCCAGTTATGGCTGAGAACCTGAAAGCACGTATCTTGATCAAGAACGACAGCCCATTCCCGTCAGCTTTTGGCTCTGCGGAATGGAGCGGCATCATGTCACCTAAAGCAGTAAGGCGTATATGACATACGATTTCTATCGTGCTGCGACTTGGGACGATGTTAACTTTGTGTCTGACAACATGAGGACAGAAGACAGAGATGAATGCGTAGCTGGTGGACTCACGCCACACGACGCTCTGTCTAAGAGTTTTCAAAATTGTAACCTAGCTTACTCTCTTGTTAGACCAGTTGACTTCGTTCCAGCAGCGATACTTGGAGTTAGCGAAAGTCCTATCAGCAAGCGTCTAGGAATCCTCTGGATGCTCGGCACGGAAGACATAGCTAAATACAAGATTACTTTTCTCAGACGGTGCAAGCCGTTCTTAAACATTTTGTATGATGAAGCTAATAAAGAAGGCTTCTACAACTATACGTATTCAAAAAATACACTTCACCACGATTGGCTGCACTGGTTAGGATTTAAGTTCCTACGGTCGATACATTTACCGCCACACGGTGAAACATTTTTAGAATTTGTTTCTATAAGGAAAACTTAAATGTGTACATTGTCAGCAGCTTTTATGGCTGTTAGTTCAGTTGTAAGCGGCGTTGCCAAGCTGTCTGCAACCAATGCTTACAACGCAAACGCTGCTGCTTATCACCAGAGTGAACGAGTAGCAGCTACTCAGAATTACAAGAGACTCGCAGAAAAAGCTCAGTTTGATACGAAGTCCCTTAATCAACAGGGTATGCAGACTGCGTTAAAAGGACGTGCAGCACGAGGAAAACTTCAGGCAGGAGCAGGTGCTGCTGGCGTTCAGTTTGCTTCGACAAGTTTTCAAGATTTGGAAGCCCAGTCTTATCAGGTAAGTGCTGAAAACCAAGCAATTGTACGAGACAAACGCGATGATCTTATATCAAGCACACAGTACGCTAGTCTTGATGCACAAAACAGAGCAGCGGCTAACATATCGAAACTTCCGTTCAAGGACGAAGGAACAATCTTCGCTGAGATGGGTCTTGGTATAGCAGGAGCTGGTGTCAAAGGCGTCGCATAGGAGGAATAATGGCTTTACCCTATAATGATCCCTACGGGGGTGGTGAGACTTTGTTGAACCGAGGTAACTCACGTATAACGGCTACTGCCACGTCTCCTATGAGTGCTAGCGGAGTCGTTGCTCAGTATAACAGCGCTATGTCTAATGCAGCAGCTCTTACTAGAGCTATGGCTGGGTTTACTAATACTGTTAGCCAAGCTGAGAGAAAACAGCAAGATATAACTAATGCTGCTTACAGGCAAGCTGTAGCAGCAGGAGATGACGTTCGTAAATTCAGAGATGAGAACCCTACAGGAGGAGTGTGGGGTGCAATGGCTCGTATGTTTGGGGGGACTAACGGTCCTACCCCATTAGTCCGTCTACAGGGCGAGAATACGATGGGTCTTCGAGCAGGCACACAGGCTCTATTACAGAGTCCTGACTATGCTAACATTATGCGTACTTATGCAAATGATCCTGACTCCGCTACAAAGCGGAAAGAGGCTGTCCTTGCGCTAGGTAAAAAATTGGAAGCTGCTTATATAGCAAAAAATCCAAATGCCTCTGAAGCTTCCTTGCGTGGATTTCGTTCGTCAATACTGTCAGCGTCTGACAAAGCTTCTGAAGGAGCCTTGAAAGAGTATATGAAAACTCTTTCAGACGCTGGTAGGGCAAATGCTAATTATGACGCAAGCACTCTCTCTGTTCCCCGTCAATACCGTATAATGGCTGAGTCTGCTGTTAGAGCTGTTGTAGGAGCGGGAGGTGATTTTTCAGGCACTGCTGCTAAATTGTTTCAGTTTACACAGATGGAAAATCCAAAATGGAATCCAGATGCAGTTTCTCCTACAGGAGTTAGAGGGTTTACGCAGACAACAAAGGCTAGATTTGACGAAATAAAGCAGAGAATGTTAAAGGACGGTCGTACCGATCTTTACGCTATGATGAAAGATCGCAGCGATTCACAAAGCTCCTTCTTAGCTCTCGCTTACGAACTTCCACGAATGGAAGCTAAAGCTAAGTCTATACTTGGTCGTACTCCAAAAACATCTGAAATTTATCTTCTTTGGAATCTTGGAGATGGTGGTGGAACAAACGTACTGAAAGACATAGCTGCTGGCAAAGGCGGACAACACGTTTACGATCTTTATAAGAATTATGATGTAAACACTCGTAATGCTATTCTAAATAATCACAACCTTTATGCGGGAAAGTCAATTAATGAAGTCCTTTCCGAAATAAACAATCGGATGAAGCTTCAAAATCCGTATTATCGAAAAGCTCAGCACATCTCATCTATGAAATCAGGTGTGATTTTTACGGAAACATCTGGCATTCCAGAAGGAACTACGCGATGGAATTATCAATGGAAAGATTTTAAGAATAGCGGCGTTGCCGGTGGAAAAGGTTTTCTTGATAGTCGTGTTGTACAGGCTCTTGATCAAGTTTCGACTTTTCTAAATAGAAAGGTTGGTGTTACGTCTGCACAGCGTGGCGTAGATTACAATAAGAAAGCTGGCGGCGTTAGTGGATCGCAACATATTCACGGAAACGCTTTAGACATTGCAATTACTAATCCAAAAGAGCAGCGAGAGACAATAAAATTTCTTTCGTCTATTGGAATTAAAGGTATTGGAGTTTATAAAGGGTGGATTCATTTTGACCTAGCAAAGAATCGATCTTGGATAGGAACAGGCGATAAAGCTCCTTCTATAACAAAAGAAGAGTTGATTAAACTCAAAGCTGAGGGTGCGAAATATGCCTCGGCTGGTAATTACTACCGGCGTTCCGGTTTTAACGGTAATCCTCCAAGTTCTCTGCATACCGAAGCTTATAACCTTGCTAGAAAGCATGGTATATCTGTTAAGGATGCTCGTGGCATTCTTATTAAGAATACCATTAATAACGCGCTTACTACGGCTAGGACTGGTAATCCACAAGACAGCGTAAATCTTTTATCTGGATTTATTCAGTCTTATGCAGGTGGCCTTACACCCGAAGATCATACCACGCTTATACAGGCGCAGTCTACGGCAGTAAACATCGCACTACAAGCTAGACGTTTGCAGGAGGCAGCGGACAAGGCTAGCAATAGAAAAGCTTGGGAAGCCGGAGCAACAGAATTAGCTAACGAACCAGACCCAACCAAGCGTCTTGCTTTGGCTCAGAAAGCAGCAGAGCGTTTTTCTAAGACTAAAGACGGAAGTTCCATGAAAGCAGCTTTTATGAATCTGGCCATTGCTCCTCCTGCGGGTGCTGAAATGCTCACAGAAACGTTCATAGCACAGCATGGTGCAAAGAAAGATTTATGGAAGATAATTGGATTTGAAAAGAAGCCAGAAAACGTTGACGAGGCAATGGATATGGCTTTAAAAAATCCGAACATTGTAGGCAAATACGGTTTCAAGGGGTCGCTAAAAATAATTAAGCATTCTTTTGCTATGGATAGGACTCCGTTTGCTTTTGATAAGAATGGTACTCAGCCTGTCCTCGAAACATCGTGGAAAAACGGCATGTCTCAAATGCTCATGCCGATTACTACTAAGTTTCTTAATTTGACTGGGAACTCCCTTCCTGCTACCTTACAAGCTCAGAAGCTCATGCTGCAAAATCGTATAACGAATCAATCCCAGCTACCGTGGGCTGGTTTGGTCAAGAACTTTTATTTCGATAGGGTAAATGCATTGGCTGAACGACACAGAACGGCGTTTGGTAAATACCCAGAGCAACAGGAGATGTCTAATCTTTTTGAGACGGCAAATAAGCAAGCTTATGAATACGCTAAGAGTATATCTGATGAAATTATTAACAGCTATATGAAGGGTGGAGACCCAATAACAACTCTTAGCGCTCTTAAGCTTTCTGCAAGCGAGCGGATTCAAAAAGTTGCACAGCATTTTGGGAAGCTTACCGAGCAAGGAGCAGTAGATTTTGTAACGATTGAAAACAAGTTAGGCGTTCCTATCGAAACATTTAACATCGACCAGTTGTCAAGCTTGTTTCCAAAGAATAGCTACGTAGCCAAAGCTGATGCAAAAGATGGAACAATGTTGGTAAATTTCCCTGATCCTACAACAGGAAGATACAAGCAAATAATATTGCGTCCAACAACTTATGAAATGGATAAGTTTGAAAACGAACTGGTTCGTCAACCGCCGGAGACTGCTGCTGCTGTACCTCAGCGCATGAAACCGGCTCAGGCTGCGGCTGCGGCTGCAAAACAGCCAGCTCCGTCTGCTCAGCCCGAAGGAAAACCACGTATTGAAATATCGGAACCGCAGAAACGAGTACCGAAGGTAGATGTTCCTGCTCTTCTTAATCAGGCAGGAGTTCCTGCGCTTCTTAATCAGGCAGGGCAGGCGCTGTCTCAAGGCGGTCAAGCTATCTCTAAATTTCTGGATAACACAAAAGTCAATACTGCTCAACAAGCTGAGCAAGAGTTCTCCCGTTGGTATCAAAAGACGTTCCGTCGGTCTAAAGAAGGAAAGAAAATGTCTAAGCTCAGAAAAACTGATTACGGAGCATGGTTGAAAGATTTCGAGGCGCTTCGTCAGTATTATATGAAAAATCTCTATAAACCTAAATAATAAGGAAAGGCATTTCAATTGAGTGTTACTGTTCTAAGTCCTGAAGGCAGTTATGACATTGAAGGCGTATCTGCTGAAGACGTTTTCAACTCGCTGACAGGCAGTCAGAATAGAGCCTCTGCCTCCCAGCCAAACACTGCTGGCGGCAGTGTCTTCAAAACTGATGCTGCCAGCATTCCAAACAAAATTCAAATTGACGAAATAAAGAAAAACAAGAACTGGCTCCGTGCTAGTCGTATCATGTACGAATCTAGCATGGGCCGGTCTTGGAAGGGTTCAGATGAAGCGTTGGCCAACTGGGGTTTGGACAAGATGGCTCGCTTCAATTACAATTTGATGCTTGGTACTGTACCTGACGCTGTGTCTATAAAGAATGCGTCAGACACAGAGAAGCAAGCCTTTCTCTTCATGGTAGATTCTTTTGATAAAATTGACTACTCAGCAGAAGGATTTTGGCGAGGGCTACGCGAAGTTCTAACCGATCCTTCTACATACTTCGGTCTTCTCTCTCTTGGTTGGGGAACCGCTGCATCACAGGCTTCCAAAATGGCAGGGAAGACGGCGTTAAAAGCTGCTATTCGTGCAGGTATGTACGGGGCGGTTGAAGGCGGTATTTACGGTGCTGCTCAAGAAACAGCGCGAGAGACTGCGCTAGTTAACGCTGATGCTACAAAAACAGGAGTTGACTGGAGCAAGGTAGGATTTGGGACTGTAGTAGGAGCTGGAGCTGGTGGTGTAATCGGCGGCGGTATAGGCGCAGTCACTCAGGGACTGGCTAATCGTAGGGCAGCGAGGGCTGTTACCCAAGACGCTACTCCTCCTGTCGCCCCTGACGCTGCTCCTGCTGCCTCCCCTGACGCTCCCGCTACGCCAGTGGCTCCGGTTGCTCAAGAGCCTACTCAGTTAGGATTACCTTTAGAACAACCTCCTTTGACTACACAGCCTCGTCTTCCGGGCGTTGCTGATGTTGAACAAACCCGTCCCATAAACACGGTACAGGATTGGCAGCAAAAGTTTAGCAACAACGTAGTACCTCCTAATCCTCGCGATCCTATATTGGACTCTAAGACAGGACTTCCTACTGTAGACGAAGCAGGCGTACCATTAACGCAGCCTAGCGCTCCTCGTTTAGGAGATCGCGCTCAAACTGATCTGTTTGTTGAAGGTTCTCCTCAGATAGAGCTTTTTGACAATCTTCCTATGGTCACAAAGAAGCAAGTTGAGTATCAAGCTGAATTGAGAGCAAGAAGGGCGGCGGCTGTCGATGAAGTGTTTGAAGAGGCTGTTCCGAATCGACCTGATCTTGGGCAACCTCCTGTGCAGCGCCCGCCACGTCCTAAAGGAGCTGAAAACCCTATTGACGGTAGCAAGGTTACATTGGATGATGTAAAGCAGCTAATACGTGATCTTGGTGACGAAATAGGTGATCGTGCTTCGATAAGACTAAAAGAACTCGCTGACCTGTCTTCTCCACTAGCTCGCGCTTTTGCAAACATGACTGGAAAAGATGCAGATGAGCTAGCTAGGCAGATAGCGAAACTCCGTAACACTGATCCTGAGTTTCAAGGTATACAATCTGCTGCTATTGAAGCGGAGAATCTTTTAGTTGCCTACAAGAAAGCACAGCTTGACAAGATAAACGAGCTACAGAAAACCAACGCTGGCGCTCCTATTATTGAAGCCGAAGTCAAGAAAAGTATGCTAGCGGATGACGTTCTGTCTCGTATTCAGCCCATTACCAATCAGCTCTCTAGCTCTGCTGGTAGAGACGTGGTGCAGAATAGACTTCGCACGTTGAAAGGTGCTAACAGAGACCTGAACGTATCTGAAATAGCAAAAGAAATGGGATTAAATCCATCAGTCGCTGACGATTATCTCAAAGCCGAAACCGAGTTCTTCAAGCAGTTAGAACTAAAAACTGCTCAGTATACTAACGATTTTGACATTAGTAAGTTAAAGTTAGAGTTAGCAGAGCTAGGAGATATGAACGATCCAGCTAACATGGATAGGGCAATCGACATATTTGAGAGCATAGCGGAGCTTAGAGCGCAGAAAGACGCATTGGCGATTCTAGAGGGGTCTAAGAAACCTGACAGGATAAGTTATGTTTTTATGCAGAACGCTGCTAACGCTGCTGGTGGTCTTGTTCTAGGCCCATCCTCAACGATTATTAACATAGTCTCTAACTCCTATAGAATGATTATCAGCCCTGCGCTAAGTTTTTTAGGAAATGGCACACTAAGCTACGCAGCATTCAAACAGATGACTCAGACGTATATGGGTTACCTTCGGGGTATACGTGCCGCTTTGCAAGCTGGAAAACTTTCCTTTGAAATGGGACAGTCTTTCTTCACAGGAACTGAATCTCAGTGGCTAGAACGTAATCTTAGAGGAACAGACCTGATGAAGAGGAATGTTTCTTACCAAGGATTCGAGCATCATTTCATTAACTTCTTTTACAAATTTCTAGCTGCTTCCGACGAAGCTATTCAAATGGCTGTTTATCGTGGCTGGAAAGAAGGAGAGTTAGCCGCTGAAGCTGTTGTTAGAGCGCAGAAAGCAGGCAGACCGGTCAAGGCCGAGATAAAAGCTGCTCTTCTAGATTTTGATAAAAAAGCACTGAACACAACGATTGATCAAACAGTCGTTGGACAGGCTCGCATGGCTGCACTACGGCGGGGATTGCGAGGCGATGCAGCTAAAGAGTGGGCGCGTGAGTTTGTAATGAAGAACAAAGATCGTTTTCGTAGAGCTGTTGATGAACACGGTATTCATTTTGCAAACGACATGGTTTTTAGGCTTGAGTTTTCTGGTGACAATCCTCTTTCTGCTGCGGCAAAAGGATGGGAAAGAAACCTAAGAGAACAACCAGCTCTCAAACTTGTTACCAACCTATTCTGGAGAACACCTATTCGAGTGTTTGAAGCAGGTATACGCGCTAC